GTTTCCACCTTTGCTACAGATGTTACTGTAGCGGGTACTTACTTGGTTACCTACTTCTCTGACGGTACAAACGTCTACGTTTCAGCCTCGGCTATTCTAGTCTAATGACCCTACTTCAGTCTGGCCTTGCTAAATCGTTAGCAGAAGACTATACGATAGACCAGTCGTTGCGGTTTGAGGATGGTGATTCTGCTTACCTGAGTAGAACAGTCGGTACTGCAACATCTCATCAGATAGGCACGTTTTCTGTTTGGATAAAGAAAACGCAAATTGGTAATACTGAAGGAATCTTCTTTTCCTATGATGATGGTGACAATAGGACTGGGTTCTATTTTGAAGAGTGGGATACTCTTGATATGTATGGAAAGATTGGCGGTTCTGCACACATGGAACTGACATCTCTCCCAAAATCTCGTGATCCCGGCGCATGGATGCACGCTGTTTATTCTGTAGATGTTACCCAAACTACTGCGGCCGATAGGGTAAAACTGTACGTTAACGGGGAACAAGTTTCTGCATTCAATGCGACAATTTATCCTGCCCAGAATACTGATATACCTTTATTCGATGCAACTAACATGGTAGTTGGGGCAAGGGTAGACAATCCCGGTACGCCTGGTCTCTATTTCGATGGCTATCTTGCGGAGTTTTACTACATAGATGGTCAAGCCCTAGACGCATCATCCTTCGGCGAAACCGATTCCACGTCTGGACAGTGGAAACCTATAGAGTACGACGGAACCTACGGAAACAACGGCTTCTACCAGAAGTACGCAGGTACGGAACTGGCGGATAGTTTTGAGGATAGCAGTTCTTCTGACCACACCATCACCGCTAACGGCGACGTAGCCAATACTCGCGCACAGAGCAAGATTGGTGACAGTTCTATAGTCTTTGATGGTACTGGGGATTATTTAAGCGTTCCTTCTTCAAGTGATTGGGATTTCGGAACTGACGATTTTACATGGGAGTTTTGGTGGAGATTTGATGATGTAACGACAACAGATCAAGGTTTTATATCTGTGGGTACCGGTGTCGTCGATAGTGCTTCTGTTTACTACCAAACTTCAGGCAGAGGAGTGGGTATGGTAGTTGATAATACAGATTTACTTACGGGGACTGGGGAAATATTTAGTAACGACACTTGGTATCATATTGCATTTGTAAAAGATAGTGGAACCTCTCGGCTGTATATTGACGGTGTTCAGAAGGATAGCGTATCTGATTCGCAAAGTTATTCTTATAACGAAGGATTAGTAGTTGGAAGAATGTACCCCGATGTGAATAATTACTATGCCGAAGGTTGTATGGATGAGGTAAGAATAAGCGACACTTGTCGTTATCCAGACGGCACAACCTTCACCACTTTCGGTCAAGATGGTGGAACCATTGCTAGCCCAACTCCATTCACCGCAGACTCAAACACGCTACTCCTGATCCATTCAGACTGGGATGGTGGTCTTGGCGCAGACTCAAGCGGAAACGAAAACACCTTCACCGTTAACAACCTTGTCGCTACTGACCAGGTGGAGGACAGTCCTACTAATAACTTCTGTACGTTAAACGCTGTAAATAAAAGTAGCATGACTCTTTCAGAAGGTAATCTGAAGGGATTGGGGACAACATAATGGCAACTTGGAACGAATGCAATGCTACGATAGGTGTTTCGTCTGGTAAGTGGTATTGGGAAGTTTTGTTTGTCAGTACGGCAGAACTTCGAGGATGGCTAGCAGGAGTTAGAACCACTCATGGTCAGGTTATAGATTCATCTTGGGGTAGAGGAGCGTGGAATGCGGCAGAGGATGGTTATGCGTATAGCATTTGGGATGATGGTTCAAAAACAATAGACGGTACAACTACTACCAGTCCCGCTTTTATGTCTGCTTTATCAGATGGAGATATTATTGGGTTCCTTCTTGATTTGGATTCTGCTACAACTACATTCAAAGTCTATGTAAATAATTCTTTAGCGGGTACTCTGCAATCTGGGTTACAGGCAGGACAGAGTTGGAATCCCGGAATTGCTTTGGCTGATCCCTATGGCGGAAGTGACTCTATCGCTATTATGAACTTTGGACAAGACTCCTCATTCGCAGGAGAGAAGACAGCACAAGGCAATCAGGACGACAATGAGATAGGAGACTTCTATTACGATGTTCCTGCGGGGTATCTTGCTCTTTGTACGAGTAATCTCCCAGACCCAGAGATAGCTGATCCTACAGATCATTTTAATACCAAACTCTACACTGGCGATGGTGCCACTACCCTAGCAGTAACTGGGGTTGGGTTCGCGCCCGATTTCACCTGGATCAAGAACAGAGATGCGACAGATAATCACATATTAGTAGACGAGGTTCGCGGAGCAACCAAGTACCTTGTCTCTGACGATACAGATATAGAAGTAGACGACAATACCTTTGTAGCATCATTAGATTCTGATGGATTTACTGTAGGTGATGATGTTGCGGTTAATACCAGTACAGAAAACTATATCTCATGGAACTGGAAAGGAGATGGAGTAGCAGGCGGTACTCTTAATCAAGATGGCAGCCAAGATACTTACGTTAATGTAAATACAACAGCAGGATTTTCTATAATCAAGTATGAAGGAGTTGGTGGAACCGAAACATTTGGTCATGGGTTGAGTCAGACACCAGAATACATTTCTGTGAAAGATAGAGATGATACAAGAAATTGGTTTTGCTATTCCACAGGATTAACATCCGCCAATTATGAGTTGTGGTGGGATGATCCCGGGTTAGAATACGCACCCGGAGTATGGGCAAATACTGACCCTACTTCTTCTGTTTTTACGGCATCTGGTGGTGCGAATGTTAGTGGTGATAGTCATGTAGCCTATTGTTGGCATTCAGTAGAAGGCTACTCAAAGGTGGGCAGCTACGAGGGGAATGGTGATGCAGATGGACCATTTCTCTACTGTGGTTTTCGGCCTGCATATATTATTATAAAGGAAGTTGATGGTACTTCTAATTGGGATATACATAATGATAAAACTTTGGGCTACAACCCAGATAACGATCAATTATCGGCGGATGAAACCGCAATAATGAAAACAAATAATTTTATTGACATCGTATCTAACGGGGTAAAGATTAGAACAGCTGATGGTGGTTACAACACAGATAGCAGCACTTATATGTTTTACGCTATAGCGGCTACCCCGTTCAAAACAGCTAACGCGAGGTAAATTATGTGGTATTCAGAAACATTTGGTGTAATCAAGACACCCAGAGAAATGACAATCGGTGGTGTAAGATATCCTCGCCAGATATTCCGCAAGTGGGGTAAGCCTGAACTAGCTGAACTTGGTATCAGACCTGCGCGTGTAGAAACCCCCGACCAACGCTACTATAACACTGGTGGTGAGAACTACGAGTTGGTAGACAATGAATGGGTGATAAGCTATGTCTCTACAGAAAAGGATGTAGATCAATTAAAGGAACAGCTTGTCCGAAAGATAAATGCTCATGTTGGCTCATTGCTCTCTCCTTCAGATTGGCGCGTAATCCGCGAGATGGATGGTGGCACCGCTATGACCGACGAGTGGAAGACATGGCGTAATGAAGTAAGGCAGCATGGCAATGCGCTTGAGGCGGGTGTAGAAGCATTCGCAAGCGTTGATGCTGTAAGAAACTTTCAGAACCATCCTGTTACCGAAGTGCGTTATACAAGCACTTATGACGAAGAGGGAAATGAGATGATTGGCCCTGAGACAGAAGAGGTAAATAGGACTGTTGACAAAACGAACTGGGGATGGCCTGTTGCTCCAGATGCCGATGTCGATCCCTACCATGTGAGGTACGAGTAATGGCACTAGAAAGCGCATCATACATTAGCGGATTAGTATCCGCAAACCCACCAGGAACTGACGCGATCAGTCAGGGCGATAATCATATTCGCCTCATCAAAACCGTCTTAAAGGCAACACTGCCTAACGGCTATCAGGCTATGAATGGTATTCATACGAGTGCAGGAGTCGCCCCAACATCCACTTCAGCGGGTCAGTTATGGTTTGATACCTCGGTTAATCTCCTCAAGATGAGGAACGAAGCTGATGATGGATGGATAGTTCTTGCCGCATCTGAAGGCGCTAGGGTATTAGACGTAACTCACGCAATTCAAACCGCGAGTTCATACATGAGGAATGATACTTCGTATGCAACTACTGGTTACAGCATTACCCATAATAAATTATCTGCAACGAGCAATCTTTACGTTTACCTAAATTGTTTTATTACAGGTACATCAAACTTTGTTAATGCATCCGCTTGGACAAATAATCTCCGATTAGCCAAGGGGGCTTCTCCCGATTCTGGGTCAGAGGGAGACTTGGTTGCGGGCACTACTGATGATCTTCAATGCGTATATTTTGAAGATGTTGGTCGGGGTCCAAGTGTCACTTACGACCTGAGCGCAGGGTATTCCAGAATATTTAAAGTAACTGCGGCCAACTGTCCACATGGCACGACTGGAAACAACGAATTTCAGGTTTGGTCCAAGATTACCGCTGATGGTGACGATGGTGGAACCACCTTTAGGAACGGGACTATGTATGTCATGGAGATAGAAGAATAATGGATATCAAAGCACTAGGAAATATAGTATCTTCTTTAGCCCCGGGGCAGGATTTTTGCATCTATGGGGAGGTTGAAACGGAGGGTGATTATGATGCTAACGTAGTTTTTACGATTGCCCCCTCTGAAAAGCCCTCTTGGTCTGCTGTCCAAGCTAATAGAAATCCAGAGCAATGGATTGTTGTCAGAGGGAAGAGAAATAATAAACTTGCTTACTGCGATTATACAAGGTTGGATGATGTTCCATTAACAGATGAAAAGAAGGCAGAGTGGGAAACTTATCGGCAGGAATTGAGAGATATTACAGATCAGCCTGATCCATTCAATATCAACTGGCCTACACCGCCCGAATAATGCAGTTAATACCCATCAATGATGTTGGGAAGGTAGGGATAATAAGGGATACTCCTCCTTATCAGCTACCCCCAAATGTATGGAGCAACGGCAATAACGTCAGGTTCCTTGATAACGGCGTAAAGAAATGCGCGGGTTATGAGGAGGTCTTTGCTACCCTACCCTTTGGCCCCTATCAGATATTTCCCTTCCTTGATAATGGCGGGACATATCATTGGCTTGCGTTTGGGCTAAACAACGCCGCAGTATGGACGGGCAGCGCATGGGTAGACATTACCAGACAGAAAACAGGGCAACTGAATGGGGCGTTGTCTGCCACTGACACAACAATAGTCTTGGATGACACATCGTACTTCCCCTCTTCTGGGACAATCGCTATCGGCACCAATGAAACTGGGGATGCCTCTACTAACTTGTATGAAGAGATTGCTTACGGCGCTAATAATACAGGAACCAATACTTTAAGTACCCTAACGGTGGTAAACGCCCACCCAGATAATGAGACTGTTACTCCTGTTGGAACTACAGCCACTGGAGACAATCCGTATAGCGCAACCACCGCAGAAAATTGGCGAGTAACCATACTTAATGGGATGTTGGTTGCCACTAATGGTTTTGATACCGCTCAGATGTGGCCTCTATCTAGCGGGGTTCCGAGTACAACCATCCCCCTCAGAGAGTTGAAAAACTGGCAAGCCTCTACCAGTTATTGCAAATCTATCTCTGCATTTAGAACCTTCCTTGTGGGTCTTAATTGGCAGGTAGGTGGGGTTGAGTACCCCAACATGGTCAAGTGGTCAACGGAGGCATCCGCATTAAGCCCACCGAATTCGTGGGACGAGACTGATGCAACCCTTGATGCGGGAGAATACCAACTCACCGATACCCCTGGAAAGATAATTGATGGGCTGCCTTATGGAGACTCGTTCTTAATCTACAAGGAAGACTCGATCTACATTATGAACTATGTGGGAACCCCCTACATCTT